ATTATTAAGAACGAGATCTTGGTATCATTTGGTCGTAACGAGGATAACAAGGCAGCAGAATATGCTGATCTTGCGAAGGGTCACGGGTTTCAACCAACACAAAAGATGAAGGTTGAACCTATGACTCTGAAAGCGCTAGTCCGTGAGCGTATTGAGGCAGGTAAAGAAATGCCAACGGAAATCTTTGGGGTATTCTCAGAGAATAAGACAACAATAAAAAGGAACAAATAAACATGAACCAAGTAACAGAAAAAAAGAATAATGCATTAGCAGCAAATCTATTTGAAGCTGATGCAAACCAAGGAACTCAAAATATATCGCAAGAAGATCTTGCGTTACCATTCTTAAAGATTTTGGGTCAACTATCTCCAGAGGTAAACAAAAGAGATGGTAAATATGTCGAGGGCGCAGAGCCAGGCAAAATAATAAATACTGTAACTAATGCATTGTATGACACTTTAAATGTCATACCTGTTTTTTACAAAAGACAATACATTGAATGGCAAGACAGAGGTACCAGCAGTGGTGCACCTGTTGCAATTCATGACGCTGACAGTGATATCGTTAATCAAACGACTAGAGATAAATCTTATAAAGATAGACTACCAAATGGTAATTATCTTGATAACACTGCAAGTCATTTTGTATTGACTGTAGGAGACAATCCATCAACAGCGTTGATCTCTATGAAATCTACACAACTTAAAGTTAGTAGAAAATGGAACTCAATGATGATGGGTATTAAAATGCAGGGTAAGAACGGTTTATTTACACCGCCAACTTACAGCCACATTTATAAACTATCTACGACTCAGATGTCTAACGACAAAGGAACGTGGTTTGGTTGGGATGTATCTAAAGTTGGTCCTGTAGAAAATGCAGATCTTTATGGCACAGCAAAAGCTTTTGCTGAATCTGTGGGTAAAGGTGAGGTGCAAGCTAAACACGGTACAGAAGAGAAAACTAACTCTCCTTACTAATCGAATCCTAGGTAGTGGGCGTCGAAGCGAGAGTGGAAACGCCCGCGAAAATTAATTGTATATTTATTATGGTAGAAAAATTTAGAAAGATATTTAAAGGTTTGGAAGAAAGATTCGGGTACCATGTACTTGATCAAAGTAATGGTAACGGTAAAAAATCTGGTACTTCATTTACATCTTCTTATGCACATACAGAAGAAATGTGGAAAGCACATCTAGAAGGCATTAAGTTTAGTGTTAAAACAAAAACAAAAATTATAGAAGCAGATAGTTTAGGTCTTTGTCCTATTACAAGTGACAGTAAATGTACTTGGGGTGCAATAGATTTAGATGAATATAAACCTGACGTAAAAGAATTATATAAAAAAATAAAAAGTTTGAATGTACCTGTAATACCATTTAAATCTAAAAGCGGTGGTATACACGTTTACATATTCTTAACAGAAGAAGTCCCTGCATTATTATTAAGAGAAAAATTACATTCAATAAAAAATATATTTGGAGATTGTAAACCAGATAAAATATTTCCTGTGCAAAAATATTTAAACCTTGAAAAAGGTTCAGCAGGTAGTTGGATCAATCTTCCATATCATAACTACAAAAATACTGTGAGGTATATGATAAAGGAGGATGGCTCTGGGGCCACCCTGGAAGAGTTCTTTGAACACTATGAAAGAAATACAGTCACTCCCAAACAACTCAAAACATTAAAATCAAACATAGACGAAGGAGACTCTGGAGAATGGTTCCAAGATGGTCCTCCTTGTATGCAAGCACTTGCAAAATTTGGTGTACCTAAAAGTCAAAGAAACGAAGTTCTATTAGATATGACTAGGTATGTAAAACAAAGATACCCTGAAGATTGGAAAGATAAAACTTTAGAATATAATAAACAATTTTTTGAACCTAAAGGAAAAGGTATGGGTTTTAGTGAAGTAAGTGGAGTCATAGGTTCTAGAGAGAAAAAAGATTATGTATATAGATGTGATCAAGATTGGTTAAAAAGCTATTGTAACAAAGAAGAATGTATTAAAAGAAAGTTTGGTATAAGCGGATCATTAAGTAGTGAGTTAGTGTTAGGTCCTTTATCTTATGTAACATCTAATCCTAAAATTTGGTACTTAGGTTTTAATGGTGAAGAGGTAGGTCTATCATCAAAAGAATTAGTTAAACAGGATCTAGCAAGAGAAGCTGCAACAGAACAAACAGGTAAGACACCACCTAAAATTAAAAATTGGGATATGCAACTACGAGCACTTCAAGAAAAAGCTACAGAGATAGATGCACCAGAAGAAAGTTTACCAACGTTTAGATTAAAAACAAGTTTAGAAAGTTTTTGTTTTAATACTAGAGTGACTAAAGACAAAAAGAAAATATTATTAGGCAGACCTTTTGAAGATGAGTCTTCTATTAAATTTACTTTTGGTGACTTCTTTAAATATATAAAAGCTGATGAATGGAATATTACTCCAGACATTACACACCAAATGTTGAAAAAGATTCCTGGTATTACAAGAGATAAATTTCATATCAAAGAAGGTGTTAAAAGATGGGTGTATGTTTTACACAAAGAACAGTTTGATAGTGAGCCTGAAGTAAAACAAGAAGTCCCAGAGTACGTTAACCAAGAAAAAGAAAGTCCGTTTTAATGTTAGATAAATTTTACAGGCGAAGGTATAAAATATTAGGTGGTCCCGGTTGCGGTAAAACAACTAAGATATTAGAGATTTTAGCTGACTATATTAAAGGAGGCATCAACTTAGATCAAGTTTTATTAATTGGTTTTGCTAAAGCAACAGCACAAGAGCTACAAGCTAGAGTTGTTGAAAAAGGTTTGTTGACAGAGAAACAAGCTGAATCAATTAAAACGATACATAAGTTTTGTTTAGACCATATAGGTAAACACGATATATTAAATTCTAGTGTAAAAAAAGATTTTAAAAAAAGAATGGCTTCTGATCCTGATACTTGGGTTATGCTAGATGATGAAAAGTATGACAGAGATGATGATGTGCCTGCACAATGGACAAAACAAGAAGATAAAAAATTAGCTACATACTATGATATAATAAACAAAGCACATCATAAAATAGGGTTTGACAAAAGACATAAATACAAAGATGATTTAGAAAAAATTATAAGTTACTTTAGAGAAAGTGAAAATGATCTATACAAAAATGTTCATACAGGACAACTAACTTATTTTTATACTAATCTTCAAAAGTTTAAAAGCCAAACAGGTGTTATTGATTTTGATGATATGTTATTAAAAGCTTTATATCCCACAGTAGAATTTCCATCTTATAAGTTAGTACTAGTTGATGAAGTTCAAGATCTTTCAAAACTAGAATGGCAAGTTATATCTAAGGTGGCAGAAAAAACTGAGGAGTTATTTTTAGTTGGTGATGATGATCAAGCTATATATGGATGGAAAGGATCTGACGTAAAAATTTTTCAAAAATGGCCTTGTAAAAAAGAAAACGTTACACGTTTAGAAACATCTTATAGGCTTCCAGGAAAGATATATGATTTTGCTTTAAGTATAAGAGATGAAATAAGATATAGGTTGGGTAATGAATTTACTTGTCATAAAAGAATACACCCAGAAAATAAAGACGAAGGACATATCTCCTATATAAATGGTTTAGATGAAATAGAAGGTTTAGATGAAGAATCTGAAATAATTCTTTGTGCAAGAGCTAATACTCTTCTTAGACCTTATGCTGAATTTTTAAAAGAAAATAATTTAATATGGTTAGAAAAATCACAGAGTCTGGATGATAGAGGTAAGTTTAAAAGTTCTTTCCCAGATAATTGTAAAAAAGTAATAGAATATTGGAATACTTTGCAAGAAGGGGGTTCAATACAAGGGAAACATTATATCAGTATGGTAAAAAATATAAACAAAGATTTTATATCTGATCGTAAAAAAACTGCACTTATAAATAAAGACACATCTTTTCCAGAACTGTATACTGAGGAGCTTTTTTCTTACGAACAATTAAAAGAAAAATATTATCTCAATGCTCCTTTAGAAGAAATGTGGTATGAGATTTTTTATTTTGATACAACAAGAGTTCAATCAGCTAAAAAACCTAAAGCTATATTTAAAGATAGAGAAGATTTCAACGATTATCTAAAAAATTGTTGGGAGAAAAATAAAAATTTAACGACTAACATTACATTATCAACAATTCATGGGGTGAAAGGAAGAGAAGCTGACAAAGTAGTCTTAGCTGTTGAGTGGGGTTTTTCATTAAATGCATATAATAAAGGAAATCAACAAGACGAAGACGAGGAAATTAGGGCTTGTTATGTAGGTGTTACTAGAGCTAAAAAAGAACTGTATTTATTTGAACCTCCAGGACAATATAAACATCCTTTTCCATTATTACAAACTTACTTAGGAGAAAAATATGACGGATAAAAATATGTTAGAGGAAGCTTTTCCTCAAGACAAACAAATTGGAGGGTCTCACTACAAAGACTTTTACATTCAACCATACGAATTTATTTCTAAAAATAATCTTTCGTTCTTTCAGGGCAACGTTGTGAAATATGTTTGTAGATATTTATACAAAAATGGTGTAGAAGATTTAGAGAAGATCAAACACTATTGTGATCTAGAAATTAAAAAGATGAAAGATACAAAATGATACAAAAACCTTTATTCACTGCACAGACAGAATGGTTTCCACCAGATGATTTTCCAGATTTATCTAAGTATGATGAGATAGCTATCGACTTAGAAACTAAGGACCCAGATTTAAAAACAAAAGGTTCTTCATCAATGAGAGGACAAGGAGATGTAGTTGGTATTGCAGTAGCTGTTAGAGATTGGTCAGGCTATTATCCTATCGCACATGAATCAGGTCCCAACATGGAAAGAAAAAAAGTTCTTGGTTGGTTTCAAGATGTACTTAAAACAAAAGCAGATAAAGTATTTCACAATGCTATCTATGATATGTGTTGGATTCACAGACTAGGGCTCACGGTTCACGGAACAGTTGTTGATACAATGGTTATGACTTCTTTAGTTGATGAAAACAGATTTAGATATGACTTAAACTCTGTAGCACAACACTATACAGGTATGGGTAAAAATGAATCTGCATTACAAGAAGCAGCAAAAGATTGGGGTGTTGATCCTAAAGCAGAGATGTACAAACTTCCTGCTATGTATGTAGGTGAGTATGCTGAAAGAGATGCAGAAGTAACTTTAGCTTTGTGGCAAGAACTTAAAAAAGAAATTGAACATCAAGACTTACAATCGATTGTTGAATTAGAACAAAAAGTTTTTCCTTGTATACTTGATATGAAAATAAAAGGTGTGAGAGTTAGTGAATCACAGGTTGATCAACTAGATCACCAATTAAAATTGTCTTATGATAAATATATAAAAAGAATACATGACGACACAGGTATATATCCTGAAGTTTGGGCTGCAAAAAGTATTGAACTTGTATGTAACAAACTAGGTATTGATGACTTTGATAGAACAGAGAAGACACAGAAACCTTCTTTTACAAAAAACTATTTAAAGAATCACAAACATCCAGTGCTTCGAGCTATCGCAAGTGCAAGAGAACTTGATAAACTAAAGAATACTTTCTTAGAGTCTATTAAGAATTATGTTTATAATGGTAGAATACATGCAGATATACATCAGTTAAAAGGAGACTTTGGAGGAACCATAACCGGCAGGTTATCTTACTCAAACCCTAACCTACAACAATTACCTAACTATAGTAATATTGGTAAGGGTATTAGGTCTATATTTATGCCCGAAGAAGGCCATAGATGGGGTTGTTTTGACTATTCTCAGCAAGAGCCTAGGCTGGTAGTGCATTATGCTTTAGCAACGCTAGGAACCACTGGGGTTCAATCTATTGCAGATAAGTATGATGAAGCAGGGGAAAACCCATATGATCTAGATATTCAAAAAGCAGCAGACTTTCATAGTATGGTAGCTGAAATAGCAGACATACCTAGATCACAAGCTAAAACAATTAATCTTGGTTTGTTTTATGGTATGGGTAAAGCTAAACTACAAGCACAACTAGGTGTAACTGATCAAGTAGCTAAAAATCTTTTAGCAGTCTATCATAGTAAAGTTCCTTTTGTAAAACAATTGATTCATCACACAATGGACCGTGCTCAACAAAGAGGTTGGATTA